CAAGGCCCAGCTCCTGGCGGCCGAGTACGAGAAGGCGGGTGGGGGCTACAAGGGCGGGAAGACCTCCAGCCAGAAGTCCTTGTCCACCTGGACGGACCAGAAGTGGCGTACCTCCGACGGCAAGCCCAGCGAGGGGAAAAAGCGCTACCTGCCGGAGAAGGCTTGGGACAAATTGACCCCAGCCGAAAAGTCGGCAACGAACCGGGCCAAGGCTGAGGGTAACGCCAAGGGCAAGCAGTTCGTCAAGCAGCCCGAGGCAGCGGCTAAGAAGGCTGCGGCTGTTCGTCGATCTTCCGGACGCTAACGAAGTTCCCCTGCGCCAGCGCCAAGTCGACAGCCCGGATGGCCTGTTCGAAGTCTTTGACTGGCGCCAGCTCGATCTGTTGATCGTGGAGATCAAGGCCGGTATTGACGGCCTGCATCTCTTCTCCCCGGAAGATGAACCTGCCCGTGGACTTGCCCTGGTCCCGGAGCAGGGCCATTGCACCCTGCGCCTTGACGATGTCGGGGACGAATTCTTTGCCATAGCCCATCTCGGCCAGGGCCAGGCCGACGTTCAGACCATTGGCCACTTCCTGCCAATCCTCTTTGGTTCCGCGACCCTGGACCAGATTGGCCATGGCGCCGTGAAGATTGATCTTTGCCTTGAGCTGGGCATTGGGGTCGGCGGGCCGCATCCCTTTGATGACGAAGGAGATGGGGTCACGAAGGACGCCCCTGGGTTTGTACTGCTTCTTCGGTTTTTTACTGCGCGACATCCGTTGTGTCTCTGTGTGATGAATTTGTGTTTCTACTGCCGTAGCTTCCTGTGGAGTTCATTGGTTTTTGGGGAGCACACAAAGCTCAATCGACCGGGCAGACATGAGCGCATGTTGTTGATAAATAAGGCTTTTTTTGCCCTGTATACTCCCCATCCCCGGCGACTTAAAATCCGCCGCCCTTAACCGGGCGTGCCGGTTCAAATCCGGCCCGGGGCACCAATAAAATCAACCACTTACAAGCCGAAGTCGAGGTTCCAAGAGGTCTTGGTTTTCCTCGCTGTGATGAGAATGGGATGTTTTTGATACAGCCCCCTTGATCGCATCACCAAGCGACTTGTCGATGGCCTCCGCAAAGGGTCTCAGAGACTCTGCACTGAGATGCCCGTAACGTCGGACCATCTTGGGCGTCTTCCATGAACCCAGCGCCATCAGCGCCGCATCAGAAACCCCCGCCTGCACCATCATCGAGGCCCATGTGTGCCTCATGTCGTGCCGCCGCAAGTCCTCGATGCCCGCCGCCTTGACCGCCTTCTGCCACGTTGCGTACCCGCCCGCTTTCAGAGGCTTGCCTCGGTAGCTGAACACATGCGTCGGGTGCCGACCCACTTGCTTCTGGATCAGCGTCGCCGCAGTCTCCGACAGACCGATGCCATGGTCTTCGCCGTTCTTCATCACCTCGCCCTCGTAGACGATAACCCGTCGCACCAGATCGACCTGATCCCAGCGCAGCCCAAGCACGTTGCTCAGACGCTGCCCGGTCGCCAAAGCGAACCCTGCAATGTCCTTCCAGTGATCCGGCAGCTCAGCAAGCAGCCTTGTTACCTCATCAGGGCGCAACCAGCGGGTTCGACCCCGCGGCTCCTGCTCCAAGAAGAACTCCGGCAACTTGCCACGATCAAGCCACTGGTGCTTCAAGATCGCCAACCTCATGCACCCTCGCAGCGCAGCCAGGTAGCGGTTGGTCGTGGCGGCTGAGCAGCCGTCGGCCTTGCGCTTGGCTTCGATGGTCTTGATGATTCGGTCTTGCGTGACCTCGTGCAGGAACAGTCCATCGAACTGCTCCTTCCACCAGTTGATCTGACGCTCGTAGTCGCGCACCGATCTCCTTGAGGCTTTGGCCTCCAGGAAAAGTTGCGCTGCCTCCGAGAACAGACGCTTTTGCTTCACACCTAACTTCTTTTGCTCCCACAGTTCAGCCCGGACTTTGTCCAGGGCCGCCTGGGCAAGCTGCTTGCTCTCGGTTTTGGTCGAGACACGAACTTGCTTGCCACTGGCGTCCTGATAACTCATGTACCAGACCTTCGGGTTGGAGCTGTCCTTTCTCCGATAGAGTCCCATCAGTTTTCCTTTCAAGCCCCTTGCGGGGGCTTACTGTTGGGCGCTCTCGACCTGCCCGGTCGAATTTTGATTTTGGTGCGAGCGAATCCATTCGTCAATGTCTTCACGGTACACGCGCCACCGTGCTCGATTTCCGAACTGGAACGCCTTGAAGCGCCCCTCGACAGCCCAGCGACGAGCGGTCTCTTGGTCAACTCCCATCATCCGAGCGGCATCGGAGAGGGCGATCATGGTTTTGGAGGTGACAGCTTCGCTCATGCTTCGGCCCCTTCCTCCATCAGATCGCGGGTGTCCTGGTCTTGTGCGGCGGTCTCCACTGCGATGCCGCGCGTCACTGCCTCGACCAGCTCATCCTGGTTGGCAACCTTCACATTGATGATGCTGCGAGCGACATGAGCCAGGGCCTGTGCGCGGTGAGCGGCTTTGACCAGACGAACAGTCTGTCCGTGGCCGACGATGTAGATGCGTTGTGCTTTCATGATTTACCTTGCGTTGCGTTGTGTTTGAAATTTTTTGAACAGGTTGCAGTTGCCACGTCCGTCAGTCTTCTTTCACAAAAGAAAGGCGGCCCTCTGGGTTGTAGCCAGACACACGAAGGAATCGCTCGACGGTTTCGAGAACCTCTTCCAAGCTCCCCATGTCCGCGCTGATTTCAATATGCTCTTTGGTGCTGCTGATGCGAGAGATCAGCGTCATGCGGTCTTCTTCGTTCACCATCACACAAATCCTTCCATGTCAGGTGCAGTCCATCCCTCGGGCTTGCCGATCTTTCCGCCCTCAAGAATCACAGGCTTGCCGTCGACCAGCTTGGCGTCGTTTGCATCAAGCACAGCTTGATCAGCTTCTTCCTTGTTGAAGCTGGCAAGGTAGGCGACGCCATTGCCAGTGACCTCGCGGTCGCACAGCGCATCGAGCGCCTCGGCTCGGCGACCCAACTTGATGCGAGCACCAATCTTTCCCTTCTTGATTCGGGTCGAGATCAAGGCCAACACCTGCAACGCAACCACCATCTGGCCGCGAAGCTCTCCGTCGTCGATCTCGACTGTGTCCCAGAACTCGATGGCCTCTTCCATGTCACAGCCAATTTGGACGGCCAGGTTTTCCTTGCTGGGGTACTTGCCGCAACTGAACAGCCAGTCCGCTGTTCGCTGGTAATTCGACGCCATCAGCCAGTTCCTCCTGCGCCGGTGCCTGAGGAAGGGCCCGACTTAGGTGCATTGAACTCTTCGATTTGGCGTATCACTTGGTTGCGGATGTTGGCAATCAAATCGGCGACCAAGTCATAAGGCCGTTGTCCCATGCTCTGCAAAGCAATATCGACTTCTTGAAGTGTTAGCGTTACATCAACACGTTCAGGTCTTTTTGGCATATCCATGCTCATCTTCTTTCTGTTGGTTAAGTCGCTTCCCACAGGCTCACCGGGTTACAGTGAACCTTCGGGTCTGTGGCTGTCGTCCAGCCAATCTTTTTGCACTTCCCGGCGCGCGCAGCTTTCAGCATTACGGCACCCCACGCTCGTCCATCTGGAGGCCTCGGCAAGCCATGCTCCGCCGCATAGAACCTCGCCATCTCGGAGGTGAGTTGCGAACCTGTTCCACCGATAAGGTCGATGTAATCGAGCAGCATTTGGAGTGCGCGATCAGACCACTGCTCGTGAACGGCGTCAGCGTGAGCAATGGCAAGATTTGTGCCGTTATCACGCAGGATCTCAGCCGGTGTCCTCATGCCAGTCCAACCTCAAATCGCTTCTGTTGAAGCAGGTAGCCCTCAAGCTGCCAGACATCATTGATAGCGTTATCCCACGCCACCTTCTCGCCTGTCGCCTTGTTGAACTCGAGTGGGTCGATGCAGGCGCTCTGGCCAATGACAGTGAACCCGTTCTTGAGTGTGAGTTGACAGATCGTGGTGGTGCTATCCCCGAGACGCCAATAGTCGGCACGCTTCACGGTGTCGAGAATGTCTCCCATCGTGAGCTTGTTGGGTAGTGTCTTGTCGCCCATCATGTTTTGTCTCCTCAGAGCGGCTAGAACGGGATGTCGTCGTCCATGTCATCGAAGCCGCTGGGTGCAGGCTTTGGTGCCTCACGGCGCGGGGCGGGGCGCTCTTCGCGCTCACGACGTTCACCACCACCAGACTGTTGAGGGCGACCACCGACCAGCTCAATGTCACTGATGACGCCGACCAGCTTCGATGCGGTACCGCCATCGCGCTTGTCGTAGGTCTCGACATGCACATCGCCGATGACGGCATAGACCTGCTGGCCTTTGACGAGGTACTGCTCGAGCGCCTCGGCCCGCTTGCCCCACAGAGATGCGTCGATCCACTGGGTCGGGCGGTCTCCGCCTGATTCTTTCTTGCCATAGTTGTAGGCGAGCGCGAGGTTGATGACGCTGCTCTGCCCGGCAGTGCGAAGTTCTGCGTCCCTGCCAATGCGGAGTACGCCAACGAGTTGAGTCATGTGAATCCTTTCTGGTGGTTAAAAAGTAATGATTCGGGTTGGACCGATGAGTGGCTCATCGAGGGCAAACGGAGTTGGGCGCTTGGCCCTGGGCGGCTCGAGTTGCGCTTGAACGAACATCCAGAATTCGGCCAGTCGCAGGTGGAGCCAGTCCCAATAGGTGCGGCTTCGCCAGACGCGGGTGATGCTCATTGCCTCTGGCGTCCAGCAGATGAAGTCGCACCATGCCCGGCCAGTCACTTCGAGCAGTCCTTGGACTTGTGCGAGGTAGTAGGGTGGGATCTCGGGGTAAAGCTGCTTGCTGAACGGGCACTTGATTTCACCCATACCCTCAGCGCGGACCAGTAGGTCGGGCGAACCGCCCAACCAATCCAGAGTCGGGTGAGGAACAAAGCCAGCCAGATCCGCCAGCTCACCCGTCGCAGCCTGATAAGCATCGAGGGCAACAGGTTCATGCTCTGTTCCCCAGTCTGTGGCTTCGTTTCCCGTGAACTCTTCGAGCCTCATCAGGCGGCGCCACAGTTGTTGTCGAGACCCCGGGCCAAGACCCGCGGCTTGTCCGAAGGCGGAAGCAGTGAGCTTCCCTTCGCGCTCCTTGAACCACGCCTCTGTTCCTTGCAGGTGGTTTGACATCAGGCCTTGGCCTCGAGGTTTTTCTTCGTGGCCGACACCAGCTCTTTTGTGACTGCGCGGGTGGTGGCGTCAAAGCTGTTGTAGAGGTCACGGAGCTGCTCAATGGTTTCGCAGTCGGCGATGGCCTCCTGTGCCTTCTTGAGTTCCTCGGCGGTCAGCTTCGGCTCGGGCTTCTCGGGTTTGACTTCCTCGGGCACATCCTCACCGGCATAGATGTAGAGGCCCAGTCCGTGCAGGGCAATGGCCTTGGCCAGGCAGCGCTGCATGGCGGTGTTGACCTGAAAAGCATCGGGGTTGGGAATCGGTTTGTTGCGGTGATCCATCACCGGCAGTTGCGCTGTTCGGCTCACGCCAAATGCGACTACGGTGCAGAACACCATTGCGGTACTGCCGATGAAGACGTAGGGGACGGCCTGCTGAGTGGCCGGGTCGATACCGAATCGGTACTCCCAAATCGCCGTCGGATCACGCTGGAGGAGTTGGTCAACAGCCCATGCCCAGCTCAGATAGGACAGGCCATTTTTCTTCTCGATCTTCTCGCTGACATCGACCGTGCGCAGGTCGGAAAAGGCAAGGGCACTTGTGCCCTCTTGTTGGGTGGTTTGCGTCATCTTGGCGTCTCCGTCAACCAGTTATTTGGTTGCGCGTACAAGATTATGCGTTAGCAAACGCCAGTTGTAAAGGCACCTTGTGGAAAATCACACAAAAAACAAGACTTCTATTGAGTACCTTGCGACTTGCCGGGGGTTGAGGTGTGTCAAGAAAATAAAAAAGCCCCGTTATGTGGGGCTTTGTGGCTTGTGAGGCGAGCGGTCAGCGGCGTTCTCGGTAGCTGCGGTGCTCCACCATTACGCCAACGATTTCTACCTGCTTGCCATCACTCGAGCGGATGGTTGGCCAATCATCGTTGAGGGGAACAAGCTCGAATGTCCCGGCGCCGCGCAGGC